GAAATAATAAGCAACCATAATCCAATAGTAAAGAAGAACCAAGTGTTTAGCGAAGAATCTATCGATCCAATATTTATTCCCCTCTCTAAGTTCCATCTCTTCCAAGTGTTCTGTTTCATTGAGTGCTTGATAAAAGTGTTCCTTCATTAGATATATGTGTTCTGCACCTCGTAGACCAAGTGATTCACGAAAATGTAACACACTGATAAATGAAAAGTATGGTGCTCTAGCAATAACTTCTAGAACCCAAAACCTTTGAAAGTCTCTACCTCTGTAGAGAAAGTCTAAGATATAGATTGTAGTATCTAAGACGAAAGTATTGAATTGTTTCATATAGGTATTTATACTGATTAATCTCGTTGTCTCCAATCATCAGATTTATCATTCTTAAACCAATCTGCTACGTCATCCGCACCTTGAAATCCTCTTTTAGATTTACGTGGATCTCCTATATCTAAAAATTTTAAACAAGATCCATCTGGGTCAGTTGATAATCTTCTCGCTTGACTCAACATACCTCTTGCACTTGTATTTGCTTTTGCAAGTTTTTGAGCCCAAATCATATCAGTCATAGTGACTTCTGAACCAGCAGCAATATCTTTACAAATTGCTTCTAGTCTTAAACGGTATGCGGTAGATAACATTTACTAATAGGTAATATTAGTAATATCTATTTAATCTTTGGATACGTCTTTTTTTGCGTATTAAAATCCTGACATACCTTCTGATCTGTTCAAAGAAAGTAGGTTTTGGTTTTGGTGGTAATATCTCTTTGAATCTATTCAATCCTATGATCCTCGTTCAGAATTTCATTCATAGAAAAAGGATGTTCCTTTAGATAAGGTACATCCTCTCGTGCTTGCTTTGCTGCGTTCCAAGAATCTTCTGCGTATTCGCAAATCTCGTGATGGATATGTTTAGAGTCGTCCCATCCGACTGTATAGTGTGACATTACGATCTTTCGGGTGTCATTATTATTTAGGTGTAAATACCCTGTTACTGACTGTGTACTTGTTGGTTTACACACACATAAATAGTGCTAGAATTTGGGTTAACAAGATGCAATGAAAACGCATTTGTTATGTGTAAACCAAACAAAAAAGGAGGTTGATCTGTATGCAGCATAACTTGGTATCATACAATCAATTAGCAGGGTCTTATGAAGATCCACACGACCAAAAATTACACGAGTATTACGAATGTCTGATTGAATGTAACGATAACCAACGGACGTGTAAAAGAATTTGCAAGGATGTGCTTATGTAAAAGCAAAAAGAAAGACCCCGAAGGGTCTTTTTTTATGAGATAGGATATGCTTTGTCTGTCATATAATCTTCTGGTTTAGGTACTGGTGCATAGAACCCTTCAGGTCCTTCATAATTAGGACCACTATTTCTTCTAAGTGGTCTTTGCATAATATCAATGGTCTCTTCAAACCATCTATCCATTGATCTTCCCATAGCACGGTAAGAAGTACCAAGATAAATTTGCCCTGCAACAACAGATATAGTGGCAGTTCCCCAGAACATATAGTAAAATCTAGACTTTACTTGTGCTCTAACTTTATCACGTTTGTTCATTACCGATTTAGTATATTCTTTAAGGGTAGCATCTCTACCTTAACTTTGTCAACTATTTGATCTATTATATTAATATCAATTCCCATAAACGGTTCGATGATACCTAACATCCTTAGTAAACCGTCTACAAATAATGCTAATGCTGTAAAACCTAAGATCATACTAATTACAGTCGCATCTCTATTGTGCTTTGCCATAGACGCTTCATCTATAGCACGAGCCTCAGCAACTGCATCGCTGATCATTTTATCTACTTCGTCCTTAGTATAACAAAGAGATTTAATACGATCATCTGTCATTAACTACAGAAGAATCGCACCAATAATAAATCCTTTGGCAAATGATATGCAAAGCATTTTATAGTCAGATAGTTTAAATCTATCTTGAAACTTCTTAATAAGTTTCTTATCCCACTCGACAAACTTGTCGAAGTATTTTTGTGTTGTATCAGCTATTGCCATTATGACCTGGTTTTTGTGGACAGTTTTTTTCGTGTTTATCTAACCACCTCTGACAATTCCAATAATTTTTCGGAGGTGTGATACCACAGTATTTACACTTAAGTTCCATTGTACTTGCGATTAAAGTCTTTAAATGATGACTGAAGGGATTTAGGCTCAGGTTCTTTTCCATACTTTTGAACCTTCCATTCATTGTGCATAGCACCTAGGATCCAAGCTTGGGACAGTCCTTTAGGACCATTTGTCAATAGTTCTTTTTGAAATGCTGACAACCTTGGTTTAGAAGCAAGATATTCTTGCCTCCAACTATGATCAGTTTCCATATGAGTAAGATTTGTTTTTAACTTTTGTTTCCCCATAAGGGTTGGGACGATTAGGTTTTACTTGACCTAACCTCATACCCTTAGTTCCTGCTCTACGAGCAGTTGGATTTAGTATAGCATCTTTTTTACCTTTTTTGGTAATTATGGAATCCTGATTGTATTCCTTACCAAGACGCTTCATCTGTTTCTTAAAAGTTCTGAACTTTTTCTTGGGTGCATTAACTACAATAGATGGTTCTCTTACAGTTTTTGTTTCCCCTGTCTTCTCGTCTTTCTCTGCATATTTTCCTTCTACCTTTTTGTAACCATATCCTAAACTACGAACTCTTTTACCTAGTTCTTTATTCTTTGCTTTGTTTTCAGCACTAGATACGTTACCTCTATTTGCTGTTAACTGTGCAGTATTACGTTGCATAGAGTTTCTAACAGCACGAGATAACCCACCTTCAGCAATGAATTGTTTAAAAGATAGAGTTGACATTAGCCACCTACAATTTGAACTTGCTCTAATATAACTGCGTTACTACCAGCAACACATTTAACTGCACGTTTTACTAATGGAATGTTTCCAGCAGTTGCATCAGCAGCACTGAGAGCATAGTCTGCACTTGCAGCAGATGAATCATAATCTGTTGTAATAGTAGAAGCAGTAATTGCTGTTACCTTCTTACCACCTGATGCTGCTGATTCAAAATCAGATGTAAATCCATCTGTATCACCACCATCGACTGTTTCTATATAATCTCCAACACTAAAAGTATGTCTACCACCACCTGAGAATCCTTCAGCAGTGATTACCATTGCAGCAGCGTCTGTTGCAGCAGCGATCTTAGCGTTCTTTGCTTTACCTACTGACAGTAAAACCGCTTCTCCAGCAGCAAGAGTAATCGCAGGACCTTCGTCAAATTTTATTGTGGATGCTGATGCAGCGTACGCACGTACGACACCAGATTTGACCACTATGTATGCAGTTCCTGAACCACTCACTGTCGTTGTATCTAATACATTTAAAACTGACATTGTGTTCCTATTCCTTTACTAAGTTATTTATCCTTTTGTTTCTTCAAAAATTTAGCGAGTTCAGCAGTAGAACCAACAAACATAGTATTGTTTGTTACGTTACCTGGTAAGTTTTTAGCACTACCACCACCTTGAACTTCTTCTAATTTCTTTTGAAGATCCATAAGTTTGTCAGCAGTATCACCGACATTCTTAATTAGATTACCAGCTACTTCATATGCACGTGGTGAATCTGATTGTTGTGCAACATCTAATATTCCATCTACTGCCTCTTGTCCTTTTTCAATCAAAGAATAAAACTGACCACGAGAATACTCATAATCTTTTAAGATTTGTTTTTGGATAGGAGTAGACTCAACAGGTTCTGCTAAATCGGAACTCTTGTCCTTAGTAATGTCACTAACAAGAGAAGTCTCAACCTCTAGTGCATCTTCGATGCCACCATAGATTTTACTCGTCTTGTCCTGTGGTTGGGTTTCTTGATTTTCCATCAGTAAATTCAGAATATATTTCGTTGAAACCGAAGTTATCATCTGCATCAGCAGTGAATGGATCGGGTTGAACTTGATAACGAACCTCTCTAGGTGCTGTTGTATCTACCTTCATAGCAGTATCAACAATAGCAGTCTTGATAACCTTGCTACTAACATCAGTAACAGGTCCGTAGAGATAAGTCTTAGCAGTAAATGTCAACGTGTAGATTAATGTTCTACGTGTTGTAAAATCTCCCTCATAGTCATCATCATAATTAACAGAGTTAAGTGTTACTGGGAAATCTTTTTTCTCACCAATAGCATCGACCAAGTTAACAGTTATATTAAACATTGGTTGAAATACTGGAAGAATTTGTTCTAAGATTTGTAATCCATCATCTTGATTCTTAGAAAGAATAGCAAGTTCAAAATCCACATTATATGGAACTGGCATAAAAGACTTTTTAGTCTTACCACCATCATTATTATCAACGTGTCTTATCACCTGAGTTGGTGATACCTTTCTAGTAGAATCATATGAAAATCCAGATATCTCAAAAGATATTCTGGGTAAACTGATTTGAGTTGATCTGTCAGCAGTAGTTCCAGCTTGTGCTAAACGTGCTAGGAATTTATCTTTAGGACCATATGCCAAAGGTACTTTCATAACCTCTGTCTTAGATCCACTCACACGTCTAATTTCGATATTGTTAAACAAAGTACCGAAACCAATAACCGTCTTACGAAATATTTCGTTATATGTATATGTTCCTAACATTAACTAGAGCCTCCAATCTCTCCAAATGGATTTCCTTGTGAGAAGTCCAATATACTATCACCTTGTGTCTCAAAGAATGAGTTTTCATCAAACTCTGAGTTAGTATTATTTAGGGTATTATAACTCGCTGTGGTATGTGCTGCCCCAGATGTCTGTCCAGTAACGGTTTCTGGGATTGTAAAGATACCTGATCTATTATAAATTTGTAGTTGTCTTGTAGTAGCATCCCAAGACTTAACTTCAGCAGTTACGTTAGATGTACCACCAGCGATTGTTTCTCCAACTGTGTAAGTTCCTGTACCACCTGTAGCAAAGTTGAGAGTAATAGTTGTAGCAAAGTTTCTCTCTACTTGATCGATAGCATCCACACCTGTATCGAAGTCTTCGTCGCTGTACTCGTAGAGTTCACATTCTAGACCCCAAGTATGGATCTTACCTAACTGGAAGAATGGTTGTTCGTACTGAACAAATTGTATTTGAAATAATTTCTGTGCTAGAGGGAAGTAAATCAAATCTCCCTCATTTGGTCTACCTTCTTGTATTAATGTAGTGTTATCATCAACAAGAGATGTGAACCTTGTTCTTGATATTATAAATGTAACTTTATCAGATATCCTTACACCAAACTTAGAAAATAAATCTCCATCTCCACCAAATCCTTCTACGTTCTCAAGATATGCTTCTATTAAATAAGCATCATCAAACTTAGATAATGAGTCCTCACCAAATGCAGGATCTTCATCTACTATAACTCTAGGAATATAGTAAACATCCTGACCAAACATTTTGATCTGTTCTATGACCAGTTCTTCAACTAAGTTTTGTTCACCACTGGTTCCGTGTGTGAAGTAAGAATTAGTAGGCATTATCCTATCATATCCATAGGTGGTGTTTCATATGTAGTTCTTAACTGTTCTTCTAACCTTTCTAGTTCCTCTACTGCATCACCATAAATCTTCTCACCATTAAGAGTAACTCCACCAGGTAACTGAACATTTTGGAACTTGGTCAAATTTTGACCCCAGTATTTTTT